GACGTTAATGGGAATTATGAACGCGCAAACTGTAGATGGGCTGATGCTACAACGCAGAGGCACAACCGGCAGGACTCAGCGAAAATATGAAACCCCGCAACCCCAAAGACAAGACCCCTGTTGAGCTATTAGCCGAAGGGCTGGTATATGCCTGTCTGACGGTCTCTTTTCTGTTGGTGTTTATGTATGGTGTTGTGACTTACTTTTGGGATTAGGAGAATACAATGGGTGCTTTAGTAGACAGATTTGGTATTGCATTAGGCGAGGCGAGTACGTGGCGCGGGATTGTAATGCTGTTGACTGCAGTGGGACTGCAGATTGATCCTGCTCAGCAGACGGCTATTATTCAAGCGGGCCTTGCCGTTTTTGGTGTTATCAGCGTTTTCACAAAGCGCAAACCGTCCGTAGGCTAGCTGACAGAGACTCGGGGTGTTAGGCTTCTCGGCTATTGCAGACTCGCCCATTGCGGCACCGCGCATTGATGCCTATTTACTCCTAACTTCTCAGAGTCTTAGCCTCTCTCTTTCTTCGGCTGCAGTCACGGCTGCAGCTAACTACGCGCTCTCTTCTCAGTCACTTGTAACGACACTCAACAGCCTGACTGTTGAGGCAGCGGCTCAGTTTGCGCTTAATTCTCAGACCCTAACCACTGCACTCAATGCCGTAACATTAGAGACTAACAACACTTTAGCTCTCGATTCGCAATCTCTCGCTACTACGCTATCTTCCGTAGCTATCTCCGGTGCGGCGGCGGTTACGCTCACTGGGCAAACGCTAACAACTACTCTTAATGCTGTCTCAGTCACAGCAGGTGCAGAAGTCCTACCCACAGGGCAAACCCTCACCACTACGCTCAATTCGGTTACTGTCTCTGCGGCAGCGGGCATAACACCCACGGGGCTCTCCTTCTATGGATATGTTTCGCCGGTTATTCTGAGTGTAGGGGCTACGGTCCCCACTACGGGGTTGATGCTCACATCGACGCTCAATAGTTTCAGAAAGTTCTGGGTAGATATTTTTACCCCACAGATACCTGAGATTCCCTACGATGACTGCTCGATTGGCTCAACGCCGATATGCTACACCCCACCAGAGCCTACAACGCAGGCGACGATTCAGGGAAATTGGAACGAGATAACACTGGATGCGGTAGTAGATGGGCAGGACTGCTCGATTGGGTCACAGCCTATCTGTGTGGGAGTCAACTATACGAATACCGAACTGTTGGTGACAGCAGTGAATGGTGGTGGAGCCATCACGGGAATTTCGATAAAGCACACCTCGCTCTACGATGAAGTCCCACCCAATCCAGCCGTTGTAGTAGCAACAAATGGTGGAGCAAATGCCACGTTCAATATACAATACTCCCAAAATGTAGCGATCAGCGTAGCGATTGCCAACGGCGGCTCTGGGTATATAGTAGGGGATACACTCTTCGTATTAGGAGGGATTGGATACAATCTACCCTCTACAGGCAAATATCCTGCCGCATTGTGGTCCAACATTACAACCACCCAGACCAGCAACTGGGTCAATATACCGACATAAAGGTGCGTAACCATGCCTTCATCATATTCATCTAACCTTAGACTCGAACTCATCGCCTCGGGTGAGCAGGCCAATACGTGGGGCAACACCACCAACACCAATCTAGGCACGTTGCTGGAAAGTTCTATCGCAGGGCGTGTAGAGCTCTCTTCGGGTTGGGTGGCTAACTCACTTACGCTGACGGCGCTCAATGGTGCTAACGATCAGTCAAGGCAGATGTGTCTGGTGGTCCCGGCTATTACGATCAGTGCAGACTCAAACATCGTGGTCCCCGCCAGTGCGGTCACAGCCTCATCGGGCAAGCTATATACCGTCATCAACCGATCAACATCTTATGCGGTCACGATCAAACTCTCAGCCACTACGGGCGTAACGATTCCAGCCAACACGACGAAGACGGTCATCTACAACGGCACGGATTTCCAAGAAGCCTTTACTGCGCTGAACTTCCTTACACTGACAGGCACCCCCACGGTCAACGCACATGCCGTAAACAAAGGCTATGTAGATGGGAAATTTTTCATCAATGCAGGGGCCAATACCGTCACGGGCAACACTACATTTACAGGCACCGTCACTCTGCCCGTAGCGACACCCACAGGCAACCAAGCCACCTCGTACAACTACGTCAATAGCAACTATTTGTGGAAAGCGGCGGGTGAAAGCACTCAGACCATGATCCCTAGGCTGAAATTAACCCAAGCGGCTGTTGATAATGATGATGTAATCACTAAAGGATACGCAGACAGTAACTTTGTAGGGCTCACCACTGTCCAGACGATTTCTGGCACTAAGACATTTTCTACAAATGTCTCCCTAAGTGGCTCCGCGCAGCTTATTCTCCCCAACGCTCCCTTGAGTGGCACTCAGGCTACCAATAAGAGCTATGTAGATGGAGAGATAGCGGCGGCGTCATCTCTAGCCGCGAGCACTTTTGTCCCCCAGACGAGGACCATTACAGTAGGCACGGGGCTTCAGGTCAATGGCACGGCGAGTGCGGATTTGAGTGGAAATATCAATCTTCAGCTTGTTGGAGGAGGTACGGTCACTTCGGTTACGGCAACTTCTCCTTTGACCGCTACAGGCACTACGGCGGTTAATTTGTCCATGAATATAGCCAGCACTTCACAAAACGGCTATTTAACCTCCACGGACTGGAACACGTTTGACGGCAAATGCGATGCTAATGGTTCCAACGCTTCGGGTACTTGGGCCATCAGTATTGCAGGCAATGCCGCTACCGCTACGAATGCAACAAACGCTACGAATGCAACAACAGCCACGACAGCTACAAACGCCACGAATGCGGTAAACGCTACAAACGCCACGAACGCTACGAATGCGGTAAGTGCCACGACAGCTACAAACGCTACGAATGCAAATGCTTTGGGCGGTGTAGCCGCTAGCGGTTACGTACTAAAAACCGGCTCCACGATGACTGGGGCGTTAAATGTTCAGAATAGCGGTTCTCCATCAGGGTATGTTAGTGTTGATACGGTCTTTAATGGCGCTGATTACTTCCCTGCTGTTTTATCTGTCAATACCGCCGCTTCTACCTATAGACCAATAGTATTAGCGCAAATAAGCACTTTAGGCACTTATGAAGTTAGATTAGCCATAGGCACAGGGGGCGCTGTAACGATATCTAACTTAGCTGCTGGCGGTACTGTCTCTGCAGGGGCGGGCACAGGCACACTAACGGTATCCTCAGACCAAAACTTAAAAATAGCTGACGGTTTCATAGAAGATGGCCTCTCTAAAATAGATGCGCTGCAACCTCGTTACTTTTATTGGAAAGATGAAGAGGGTAATGCTAACCTTGAAGAAGGAAGGCAACTAGGTTTTTATGCTCAAGAGGTGCAAGCAGTTAGCCAAGAAGCCTCTCCAACGGGGCAAGGCATATATGATAGAGCGATAATTGCTATGCTGGTTAAAGCCGTGCAAGAACTCAAAACCGAAGTAGAAGCCCTTAAAGGAGCCTAAATCATGCTCCAAAAATTACAGTACCGCCCCGGAGTTAATAGGGAGTCAACATCTCTTGCTAACGAAGGGGGGTGGTATGCCTGCGATAAGATTCGCTTCCGTTCAGGTCAGCCGGAAAACATCGGTGGGTGGACGTTTGCTTCAGATGATGTGTATCTAGGGGCTTGTCGTGATCTGACTGAGTGGGAGTCTCTAGCCAATTCCGGGGTGTCTTTCACTCTGCTGGGCATGGGGACTAACCTCAAATACTACATCGACTCCAACCAAGTCTTTTACGATATCACACCCATAGCAGACTCTTTTGCTGCGGGCACGGTGTCCCTTGATACCATCTATTCAACGCTAGCTTCTTCGATCAGTGCTACTAGCACGGACATTACTCTTGTCTCGGGTACGTCTTTTCAGAGAGCTTTTCCTTTGGTCATCACCATTGGTTCAGAAGATATCTTTGTTCAGAATGTCAGTGGCAATACTCTCACTGGCTGCTCACGAGGCTATAACGGCACTACAGCGGCGGCGTACAATTCAGGCGTTGCTGTCACCAGTCGATGGTTGATCCTTGCGGCTACGGCTCATGGCTCGGGTACAAATAACTTCGTCACTATAGGTGGGGCGACTGCGTTTGGGCCTTACACTGCCGCGCAGTTAAACAAGAACTTTCAGATCAAGGCGTTTACTACCAATTACGTAGCCGTAGATGTTGGGGTACTGGCGACATCAGCTTTGACAGGTCAGGGTGGTGGTGCCATCACTGCAGAGTTTGAGATTGACACGGGTGAGGAGTTTTCTACGCAAGGCACGGGCTGGAGTGCAGGTGTCTGGAACTCTATGGTCTACAACGCCGGGCTCACCACGGTAGCGGAAGAAGTAGATAACACTGAGACGACGATCACTTTGACCAATGCTTCGACCTTTCCGGCTTCTGGGTATGCACTGCTTGAATCTGAAATCATTCAATACTCAGGCATAAGTGGTAATGATCTGACCGGATGCACACGCGGAGCGACTTCAAGCACAGCGACCTTCCATCAGAACGGTACGACGATAAGAGGCTTGGTCTATCAGTCAACAACACCTAGCGTAACTAATCCTGTCCGTGGATGGAATACACCCGCAGAGTTTGGTATCAACATCCCCATGCGCTTGTGGAGTTCTGACTCGTTTGGTCAAGACTTGGTTTATAACATTCGCAATGGTGGAGTGTACTATTGGGCGGCGGCTGCTAATCTGGATGATACGGGTGAAGTCACGCTACATAGTGGTGTGAACATTGTTGATCTTCCCGGCGCGGATAGTTGGTCTCCTGAAGTGGGTGCCCATGTCTTTGTCTCTGAAGAACGGCATATTGTGGTGCTAGGCACCAACGACCCCACAGCCACGGAACCTAGCGCTCAAGACCCATTGTTGCTTCGCTGGTGCGAACAGGAAGACCCATTGATCTGGGAGCCAACACCTATCAACACGGCTGGGTTTCAACGCATGGCCTATGGCAGTAAGCTGATTACGGCTGAAAAGACTCGACAGGAAGTGCTGATTTGGAGTGATAGTGCGCTGTATTCCATGCGCTATCTAGGCCCACCCTACACCTTTGGGTTCAACACGATCTCAAACGAAGTCACTCTCGCCGGTCCTAATGCAGTCGTCACTGCCAGCAACATCACGTACTGGATGGGCTTGGAAAAATTCTATGTCTATTCTGGGCGTGTGGACACGCTCCCCTGCAGTCTGCGGCAGTACGTCTTTGATGATATTAACGAGTCGCAGTTGGATCAGGTCTATGCAGGCACCAATGAAAAGTTTAACGAGGTGTGGTGGTTCTACCCTTCGGCTTCCACTATCGGTGTGGACAACCCCACAAACGACCGCTATGTAGTCTACAACTACCTTGAGAAAGTCTGGTACTACGGCCAAATGCCGCGCACCGCTTGGTACGATTCACATATCAGAGCTTTTCCGCTGGCGACCAGTGGAGGCAGACTTTTACTTCATGAGAACGGTGTAGACGACTACACCACCAACCCTCCAACACCCGTTGACTCCTTTATTGAATCTTCGGATTTCGACATCGGTGAGGGTGACAACTTCTCGTTCATAAAGCGCATAATACCGGACGTAGATTTTATTGGATCACTGTCAAATACACCTTCTGTGACGATGACGGTATCGACGAGGAATTTCCCCGGTCAAGGCACTTTCACCTCTACAGATAGCGAAGTAGTTTCCAGTAACAAGGTGTCACTGCAAGTGTACGATTACACGCACCAAGAGTGGATTCGCCTGAGAGGAAGACAAGTTGCCTTTAAGATTAGCAGCAATTCTTTGGGTGTAAAGTGGCAGTTGGGAGTCCCAAGAATCCAAGTGCAGCCAGACGGACGCAGATAAATAGATGAGTAAGTCAGGCAACGTCCCCCCCGCTCCGGTACTCCCGCTAGCTCCGCTAGAGTACGACATTCAGTTTCAGAATAATCTGGTGCGGCTGGTCAATTACTTCATCGAGCAGGTCAACAATCCCGGCGATGTGCGGTGCACGTCATTGGTTGCGGCTAACTTCAACCCGGATGGAAATGCGTTCTCTGCGGCTCTTCCAACCCCTATTGCAGCCACGGCTATGGTGGCTCTTTCGTACTATACTATCGTCACGGTAGGCACTACGGACTTCACACTGGTCGGCGCAGCAGACAACAATCTAGGTACCACATTCAAAACTACAGGTGCAGCGACAGGTACAGGTCGAGTGATTACAGGCTCACCCCACGGCACTATATGGCGGGACACCGCTGCAGACAACACCCTAAAAATTATTCCTTGAGGTTACGATTATGAGTTACGGTGGCATAGGCAGTCTTCTTAGTTCAGTAGGTGGCATGGCCTTGACTCCTGCTTTGGAGACGTATATTCAGGATTATATTGGGGATGTGGACTGGCTAAAAAAGCTCAGCGACGACCCAGAAATGGGAGAAAAAATAGCCAACGTAGCAGGTGGCACTCTAGGCACTCTACTCAGTACCGGACTCAACGCGGGCTTAGGCTACGCTACGGGGGGTAAAGAAGGCGCAGCAGCAGGCGCAGCGCAAGGGCTCATTATGGGTGGCGGTGCAGCCCTTCAGCACGACAAGTTCAAAGAAGCTATGGGTATGGGGGCAGCGGCAGCACCTAACAAGCCTGCACCCGGAACGGCTATGGCTAGCACCTACGGTATAAACGAAGACCCTACAAAGATCACGGGTGCTGAAGCATGGAATGAAGCTGCTAGGAAAGCGCCTGTACAAATAGGAAACACCTCGACAGCAGCCTCCGTACCAGAGGTTTCAAAAACGGTTGAAGTGACAGACAACACGAAGCCGGAAACGTCCGCAGATGACAAGCCCGGATATTTTGAATTAGCAGGCAAACTGGGGCTACCGGCTTGGACTATTGGTGCTGGGCTTGGCAGTTCTATGGCTTACGCTAACAGGCAAGAGGAAATTGCGCGAAAGCTGGAAGCTGAGAAAGCAGCAGAGGCTGCGAAAATGCAGGAGTTCTACTCAATGCTAGGTGATTTATATCGCCCTGCGTATGCTGAGGGTGGTGGACTGACAGTCTCTTCCAATGCGGGGGCTCCTGCTTCTGTAACCTTTCCTGATTGGTTTATAGATGAGTTTGCGGGTACGGGTGGGTTAGGTAGTTATGCTTCAGGAGGGTATATCAACACCGAGCCGATGGACCCTGATACTGCCTATCCTCAGTCGATGATTCATAGGGCACAGCCCTATCCAGCCGCATCTCCCATACCGCACGAAGTTGTCAGTATGGAGAAAGGAGGTTTGCTAGAAGGCGAAGGATCGGGGATGAGCGATGATATACCCGCTAATATAGATGGAAAAGAGCCTGTACGAGTAGCCGATGGGGAGTATGTAGTGCCTGCGAATATCGCGGAACGCTTTGGTGAAGAACGCTTACATGCTATGATGAACAAAGTCCGTAGCGCAGCCCATGCTAAAAAAGGTAAACAAATTGTCGAGAATGCAGGCAAGCGGGCATTCATTCAAACCATGAGCCGAGTCAAAGCGTAATGAGCACAGAAGTTGCACCCGGATATGTTATCCATGAGTTTGGTCTAAAGCTGCAAAAGGCTCTAGCTGATGGAGAAGTCAATCCGGGTGTACAAGAGATTACTCACTACCAGACAGATGACCTCTATGGCAGACGATGCCGCATACCTTCGGGCACCGTTGGAGCTACACTCGTTCACAAGTATGACCACATAGCCATCTGCCTGTCGGGGACTGTGGTGCTAGTAGATCAGAACGGGGAGAAGCAGACTATCACCGCTCCTGCTGTAGTCATCACAAAAAAAGGCACACAACGGGCAGTCCTCGCTGTTACAGATGTTGATTGGGTAACTGTCCATCACTGCGAGAACCAAGACTTGGACAACATTGAGAGTATTCTGGGATGTAAGACAATGGCTGAGTACCAGAATCTACTGACGCATACGGAGCACTAACATGTCGCTATTTGGATCATTGGCTGCAATAGGTACAGCTATTTCTTCTGGTATCGGAGCAGCAGTGGGTGGGGCAGCTACAGCGGCGGGCATTTCAGGTACTGCAGGTACTGCAGCGACACTAGGGGCGGCTACATCAGGGGGTCTTGCTGCTACGGGGGCAGCGGCGGGTACGGGTGCGGCAGGGGCTATAGGTAGTGCGGCAGGAGCGATTGGTACGGGGGCTTTAACAGGTTCAGCGGGCGGTGCTGCTATTAGTGCAGCTACAGGTGGAGACCCCGCTCGCGGTGCGGGTCTTGGTGCTCTTACTGGTGGTGCTATGGGAGGTATTGGAGCGGCATTTGCCCCCGCCGCAGCGCCAGCAGCGACCACAGCAGGAGAAGCAATTCTTAACCCCACAGCACAAGCTGCAGCCCCCGGTGTGCAAACTGTTGGCGATATAGCTACCGAAACGGCTATGAACCAAGTAGGCAACGCCGTGACTCCCGGTGCAGCAAATATAGCATCTACGGCTCCTGTGGCTACTAATGGGGGCAACGCTCTAGGGGGTATTGGTTCTCTTCTTAGCAATGACACCGTTAAAGGTGTCGGCATGGACCTCGCCAAAGAAGGAATCGGAACGGGAATGGATAATATGCAGCAAAATGCCCAAAACACCGCAAACAGTAGAATGGCACAATCTTACGCGCAGGCAAGCGCTCAGCAACAAAAAGAAAAGGATGACGCATTCAAAACGCAGCTAGCTAGAACCCAAGGGGGTATTAGTGGAGGCCGGGGTATGGGTATGAACAAAGGTGGCGAGGTAGCCCTACAAGAAGGGCAGTTCATTATTCCAGCCGATGTTGTCAGTGCGCTTGGTGACGGGTCCACTAAAGCCGGTGCTAATTTCTTGGATGAGTTCTTTGGTGTATGACGCTCCGTGTTGAAGTGGTTCCCTCAGAGTTTTTGAACATCACTTGGCCGAAAGTTGAAAAGTACATTGCAGCGGCTGTTGAGTATTCTAATGGCATGCTCTCTGTAGAAGAGGTCAAGGTCAGAGTTTTGGATGGAGTATGGACACTCATCGTAGTCATTGACAATTCTGATACAATACAGGGAGCCGCTGCGGTTTCTTTTTTCAATAGAACAGACAATCGCGTTGCTTATGTCACTAGCATAGGCGGCAGACTGATTTCAAACAAAAAGGCTTTTTCGCAACTGCGCGATCTCCTCAAAAAGTACGGGGCCACTTGTATAGAGGGCACCACTAGAGATTCGACACTGCGCTTATGGGAAAGGATTGGTGCCCGTAAACAGTCCAACTACATACAAATAACCCTGTAAATTTAGAGGATACGAACATGGCATCTCCTCCCGGCCAAAAGCCTGTCACATTCTCAGAGAGCACTGTAAGAGACCCCATAGCAGAACAGAAATGGGCATACCTAACAGCGCATGACTACTCTCCGTTAAACATTCTGACAGCCGACGCTTCTCGAAAAGCGCAGATTCTAGCGGGTATGGCAAAAAATGACCCGAAAGCGCAGAAAGCGTTCTTTGGGCGCAAACCTACCGCTGCAGATTGGGCTAACTTGAAGGGAGGCACGGGGCAACCTATTCCTCAGCCTACACAAAAAGCCGCACAAGGCGGGCTGATGGCTCTGCGGGGGTACTCTTCGGGTGGTTCTCCAAAAGCAACAAATGCGCCCAAAAAGGACGCACCCAAAAAGGACGCACCCAAAAAGAATGCCCCTGAAAAACAAAAACCCCCTGCTAAACCCAAGCTAGCCCCGCCGCCTAAAAATGAAACCGCGCAGCAGCGTAGCGAACGCTTGATGGCCTTTGAAACTGCAGGCGGAAAGCTAAACAAGCAGCAGAAAGGCTACGTGGCTAACTTTGCGGAGTACGCCGATAAAGGCTATCCCATAAACCCGAAGACGGGTATGCCCACTCCGCCTAAACTTCCTTCAAATGCTACCAAAGCCCAGAGAGAGGCGGCAATGGAGAAGTTTACTGCGGATACTAATCTCAACGTAAACGATAAAGGTAAGCTGGCTCCCAACACGGGCGGTCCTAACCCGAACATCTCCTTAGCCGATAGTCTTACACAGACCCCTGTAGGGTTTGACCCGCAGTCCTTGAAATCGACTATGGCTAAGGACGGGAAAACAGTAATCCCGCCCAGCTTTATGACTGACCCCTATGCGGGCATAACAAACCCTTTCTATCGTCAAGCGATAGACTACCAAAAAAATATGAAGATGCCCGGTGAGTATGGGCAAGCCTCTGATATGTATCGAACGGCTGGGGCCGGATTAGAAAGTCTGGCTGGGTACAAACCACAAGATGTTTCTTACCAAAATGCTTCGGCTGAAAGAGCCAGTGCAGAAAAAGCCGCCGCCGCACAGATGGGCAGTATTGCTAATGTCAGTGCGGAACGCGCAGCGGCAGAAAGAGCTCAAGCCTCTCAAATGGCCGCTATTGCTGATGTTAATGCACAGCAAGTAGACCTCGGGCAGTATAACGTAAACGCCTCGCAAATGCAGCGCCCAGAGGATGTAACCGCTAAAGAACTGCAGCGGTATCAGATGGACAGCGCAAACCCCGTCACCACCCAAGCACTCGAAGCCTATCAAATGGCAGGGCCGGGGTCTTGGACCGATGAGGGTGTGTCTAGCAAATACATGAGCCCCTACATGCAGGGAGTCATTGACATCTCAAAGCGCGAAGCGGAGAGAGACTATACCAAGCAGATGAATGCACTGAATGCCAAGGCTGTATCGGCTGGAGCGTTTGGTGGGTCTAGGCAGGCTTTGGAGCGCTCTGAAGCACAGCGTAATTACAACGAGCAGTTGCAAGACATTCAAACGCGAGGTCTGCAGCAAGCTTACGAATCAGGTCGTTCTCAGTACACTGGGGAATTAAGCATGTCGCAGCAGGCGGCTCTGCAGAATCTGCAGTCTAAACTCTCCACACAGTCGCAGTCTTCGCAGCAAGAGTTGCAAGCGATGCTCTCTAACCAGAACATCGACTACCAGACCAAAGTGCAGAACCTACAGGCTATGCTGGGTGTACAGTCTCAAGAAGCACAGCAGATGCTCAATGCGTCACTGGCTAATCAACAGGCTGAAATGGTAACTAGCCAAACCAATGCACAACTGGCACAGCAGGCAGCACTGGCTAACCAAGGCGTAAACTCTCAAGGTGCTCTGGCTAATCAAGCAGCAGCGCTTCAAGCGGCTCTAGCTAATCAACAAACACAGTTTGGCACAGGGCAGTTCAATGCTGGGGCGCAGAATCAAGCCTCTCTTGCTAATGCTCAGTTGGGAACACAGGCCAATCTAGCCAACCAACGGGCGGCACTTGAAGCGGCTCTGGCTAATCAGCAGACTCAGTTCGGTGTGGGCTCTTTGAATGCAAATCTGGCGAATCAAACCAACCTGCAGAATGCTTCGCTGGGAACACAGGCGGCTCTTCAAAATGCTCAGTTGGGTACAAACGTCAACCTTGCCAACTCTCAATATGGCCTCAGTGCTGCTTTGGCTAACCAACAAGCAGGGCTTCAAGGAAACCAACAGAACATCGCAGCCTATGGTGCTATGGGTAACATGGCTACTGGGCTCGGGTCTATCGGCACTAACATTGCTAACTTCAATCAGCAGCAGTTTGGCAATCTCGGGGCTATGGGTAATACGTGGCAGAGCGGTATGACTACAGCAGAAAACCAGCGAATGATAAACGAGTACAATTCTATCAACCCCGCGACTCCTCTGGGGCCTGTCTGGAGTGCCATAGGCGCTGCTCCTAGTGGGGGTGGTGGTAGTAGCTCCACTATAAATCGTACACCATAGGAATCATCAATGAATATGAACTCTAATATCACTGGTCAGGATTCCAGCAAACCGGCTGAGTTTGTTAATAGTACGTATGAAGCCTTGAAGTACAATCCACAGGCCGCGCAGCAGACTCTACAGAAAGGAGCTAATGCTGGACTTGCGGGACTTGGGGCTATGGCGGCTGTTCGATATCAACAGCAAGCACAAGATGTACAAAAGGTTGAACAGGCGCAACAAGCTGGACAACAACCGCAGCCTACGGTATTACAACAGCTTCAAATGATCGCTGCACAACAAGGTGGGATCATGGGCCAGTTACCTAGCAATATCGCTATGGCGCAGCAGCCAGAGCAAGGGCCTCAAGTGGGTGGCGGACTCGGAGCTCTTCCCGTTGACCCTCGTACTCTGCCGCAAGAGATGGCGGGTGGTGGGCTCGTTGCTCTAGCCGAAGGTGGGTTCCTTGACTACGGTTATGATGGCGGTGAAGGCTACGCCGAGGGCGGCGAGGTAAGAGGGTTCTTTGGTGGTGGTGATACGGGTTTGTACGATCCCACAGAAAAACCTTTTGATTATGCTAAGAATGCTGTCACCCGCGCCTCTGACCTCATCATTCCGGGTTATGAGGATTATCGTCGTAAAAGGGAAGCAGAGTATGATGAAGATGTAGGTGACGAATACTACGATACCACTGAGGCTTCGCCAGAAGAGAAGGAAATACGTCGCCTGATGGGACTACCTGAAGCCTATGCCGAAGCTATGAAGGCTGGCGAACCCATGCCTGAGACAAAAACGCTGAAGCATGAAGCAGGTGGTCGTAACGGTGAAGTCCCTGCGGGTCAAGAGTCTATCAGAAACCCCAAACCGCAAGTAACAAAAGAAGCTACTAAAGTAGATAAGCAGTTCAAGAGTGGGCAGAGAGACGACAACCATCTTGTTTCCGATGCCCAAACGCCTGCGGCTTCGGGATTAGAGCCTATTCCTGCTGAAGAAGAGCGCCGTGCTCTCATGGACCGAGCTAGACAGGAAACACAAGAAGAATTTGCCCTTAAAGAAAGAGCAGATAAAAACATGGCTCGCGCTGAAACTATAGCTCAATCTGGAGGGCTTCCCGCTATTCAAGGACAAAGAGCAGCAGCGTCTGATACTGGAAGCAGCTTTGAGGAAAATGCTAGACGAATGAACGAGCTCTATGGTGCTACACCTCAGATGTCACCTGAAGAACGTGCATGGCGAAAAGAGCAGATCGAATCTTCTAGGGCGGATAAATGGCTGCAGACTCTGACGGCTATGGCGGGTGGTACTTTTGCTAGTGGAGAAACTACTTGGCCTGCGGCGATAGGGAAAGGCGCTCTGTTTGGGTTGTCTACTTATCGTCAAGGTGCTCAAGCAGAAGCCGAAGCTGAACTGGGTCTAATCCAAGCCGACGCTGCCTATAAAGCCGCCGAAGCCGCCCAACGCAAAGAAGCCACTAAAGATGTATCAAGCATCCTGCAGAACATGGCTAAACTGGGTAATGCATCGGATATTGCTAGCTTGAAAGAAAGAGCCGCTGCTGGTCGTGAAGAATACAAAGCAGAGAACAAGGCTAGCGAGAAAGAGCTAGACAGAATAGCTGCTCAAATACGTGCTGAGACTGTAGCAGGAAGTCGAGGCGATGCGACTAAGGCTCAGTTAATCAATGCTAGAACTGAAACTAGGAAACTGGCTAGAGAAGAGCTAATAGGAAAGCACGGCAATGAGGCTTTGATCCCTCCCGGTGCAATAGAAATACTTGCAGAGAAATACTTCAACGACGCCTTACAAGCTGCCGGTATCCCCCCTTCAAGTCTAGGTGGCGGTCAAGGGCTTGGTGGAGGTATGGGCATGGGGAACAGGCCAATTGTGCGAAGAGATCGTATAATACCCGCTGCTCAACAATAACCCGCGAAGGCACTCATGGCTAGAGACACAGGCTTAGGCGCTCTTTTTACTCCTTCTTATAGAACGGGCGATCCTGAAATGGACGCTCTCTTCGGCCTGATACGAGAGCAGCAAGAGCCACCTGAACTCAAACGACCAGAAACCCGCTCCGCTCCTAGAGGTGCTAGGGAACAAGAAGAAGTCAGGAAAGAGCAAGGTGCCCGAGGGCGTGTAAAGACGGCGGTTAATAAAGACCTGTCTCCAGAAGCTAGAGCGCTTCTTGACACTATTGCAGGGGATGAATCTCCGGACTACCGCACTGTTTATGGCGGTAGAAAAGTCAATGATTTATCACGGCATCCCGGTATTGCTGTGCCGATTCATAGCGGGCCTAATGCGGGTAAAACCTCTTCCGCCGCTGGGCGATATCAATTTCTAGGTTCTACGTGGAACGATCAAGCTAAAAAGCTAGGGCTGCATGACTTCTCACCTGAGAGTCAAGACTTAGCTGCGTGGAATTTGGCTGTTGAGTCTTATGGCCCAAACCTAGAAGCGGATTTGCGCTCTGGTGATCCTAGGAAGATCGCTGAAATAGGGCATGCGCTCAGAAGAGTGTGGACTTCTTTGCCCGGAGGCATAGAGCAGGGAGCGCAGGCGTCAAAGTTTGCTAGCAGATACCTAAGTAATTTAGGGGCAGAAAGCGAAGCCCCGCAGCAGGCTTCTCCTCAACTAGCTTCAACTCAAGAATCTCCATACTACCCTGTTAGGCTCACTGATGGGCAGATATTTGACGTAGAGAAGGGCATGGGTTTGGATGAAGTAGATGCCATGTTACAGAAGAATGGTATCAATGCCCGCCCACTACGCCCCTATACGGCTCCTGATGGTCGTCAGTTTGATGTCGAATACGATATGACTGATGATGAAATCATGGGTATGCTGCAGAAAGCACCTCAACAGCCGGGGCAAGAGGAAGAATCGAACTATCTAGGTGCGATGAAGTACAACGCACAGCAGGCGCTTTCAGGCATAGCTCAGGGTGCGGGTACGGAGTTGGGTGAGCTAGGCAAAGCCGCTCAGGGTGCAGGGTTCCTTGGAGATTATGCTAAGCCCGTCAGTGAGTTTCTTACAGAAAAAGGAGCGCAGAGCCGCACCTATGGCGAGCAGTTAGGTAAAGATATCGAAGGCACCTACGAGCGCCCTAAGAACCTCAATGCTGTTGAGGAATACTTCTCCTATCCATTGGTTGAGACGGTTGGCGGTATCTTTCCTTATGTCGCTGCAGGCGGGCTATCTATGGTCCCCGGTGTCGGCGGTGTTCTTGGCCCTGCGGCTGTGGCTGGTGCTGTCCATGCAGGGGCTATGGGTGAGGGAGAACAACTGGCAAAGGCAGAAGGTAAAGAGTTTGTCCCTAGTGAGTATAGATTCCCCTATGCTGCGGCAGTCGACGCCGCCAATTTGGTTGGGTTGAATGTTCTTAACAAGGCACTCAAGGTTTTCGGCAAAGAAGCTATTCTGGGTTCCCGCGAAGCTATCCAAGCTGCTGTAGAGAAAGGCGGTATAGAGGAAGCCAAGAAAGTAGTAGGCTCTCGTCTTAAAAATGTAGCGGGAGAGTTCCTAAAAGGCGAAGCAGCATTGGTTAGTGGAGAGGTTATAGAAGATGCTATCAACCGTGAGTATCTAGGCAAACCCCTGCTGAGTGAAGAAGCGTGGCAGCAATATTTTGAGACTTCCAAACAGGTCGGTCCTCTGGGTCTGTTCACTGGGCCTATGGCTGGGCTGGGTACTCACTACAACAAAGCCACTGAAGTAGCACGGTTAGAAGAGCAGCAAGCCGTACAAGAAGCCCTTGCTCAACAAGAAGCGGAGCGTCAGAAGATTGGAGAGTTGCGTGATGTCGGCGTGTCTCCAGCACAATTAGAGAAATTCAAAGTTAAGAATGAGTTAGAAGGACTCAGTGATGAAGATGCCCTTGCTGCTTACAAAGCCGATCAAGAAGCTATTGCCCAACGTAAAGCGGCTAAGATAGAAGAGCTTCCAGAAGAACTCAGGGACGTGCCTTACAAGGAAGCTAAGGTATACCAACAAATGCAGGAAGCTCAAGCAGCAGAGGTGCCTAGTGAAGAAGTATCTGGAGTACCCGAAGAGCCTACTGCTCCTGTTGAGCCTGTTAGTAGTGTTGCCCCTCCTGCCGTTGAAGTGGGTGCCCCGGAAGTACCAAAAGCCCCAGAAGTACAAGCTGAAGCCCCAGAAGTAAAAGCGCCAGAGGCAGAGGTCCCTTATTACGATACGCTAGGACTCAAGAACCCCAAGAGCAACCTGCCGTATAAAGCCCTCAAGCAATTCGATATCAACAACCCAGACCATGCTGCGTCTATCAATACCATTCTGGACGAAATAGAAAAGAAAGGTATGCCGCGAGATCAAGCGGCGGTCAACGCAGTCCGTGCCAAAACTGAAGAGGTAAAACTCAATGCCCAGCCAATCCCCCAAGCAGGCCCGTTTGTTCGCAGCGGCAGCACACAATCCGAAATTCGCCAAGAAGGTGGGGATCAAACAGTCAGTAGCCAAGGAGTGGAACCAAGCCGACAAGGGATCGAAGTTCCTGAAGTCCCCGAAGCCAAAGCGCCGGAAATAAAAGAAGCAAAACTGTTCACAGCCGGAAGAGATGAAGGCTACGTTGTATATGATGAAGAAGCTCTACAACGCGCAAGTCTAGATAAAGGAGACAAACCTGTGCCATCTGGCGGTGGAATGGCTCCTGAATATGAGTCAATGTTTGGTAAGCATTTTTATGAAGAGGCTAAAAGGTACTTCGCTCCGGGTGGCGGCTATGAGAAAGGGGAAAAGTATCGTGTTGTTACACCTAAAGGGGCTTATTTATTTACGGATGTAGATCAGGCTAAGAACTTTGCTGCTACTAGCGGTATGAAGAAGGGTGCGACTAGAGAGCTAAAGCCTTTTGAGGCGACCGTGCCTAAAATAGACAAATACGAAAGCCCCTATATAGGTAGCAAGAAGCTCGACCTCAATAAGTTCACTGATGTTAAGACAGGTGCCGACCTCCTCAATAGATACCTTGAGCATGGCACGGATGAAGGTCTGAAGTCCCTTGCCTCTTTGTTCTTACAGTCTCCGCATGCGGCTTCAGTCGGGGTTAATTTCCATAAGGCTGGAGATGTACTGCCCGCGCATATTTTGAATGCTATATCCAAGTCACATGGGATATCTGTAACGGGTCCTGAAGGCTCTGCAGTACACTTTAGATCGGATGCCCCCAACTCCTTTACAGAAGATACGTTAGTTCACGAACTGCTTCACTCTCTTACGACAGGCGCTATTCATCGTAGCCCGCACCTTAAAAATAGCCTAGATAGCCTGTCGAAAAACATCGCAATGGAGTTAAGCCACACTGCGGATATGTTGGGTTATCATAAAAAGGACAACGCTAGGATTAAAGAGCTTGCTGATTTTTGGCAAAAACACGTTAAGTACAAACCGGGTGAAATGCTTGCCTACGGGCTAACGTCTCCGGCTTTTAAGGAAGTTTTGCAGGGCTTCACTGCTGACGGTAAGCGACTGAATTTAGTAGAACAGGAGACTTTGCGTAGTCACTATGACTACACTACCCGAAGACCTTCTGCGCCTAAACCGTTGACTCTATGGGATAAGTTTGTTGATCTGATGCGTAAGCTGTTCCGTATACCGGAGAAGAACAAGGCAGCATTTGAACAGGCGGTAGCTAAGTATCATGAAGATGTAGAAGCTCGTAGACAAGAGATTGAAAGGCTTGTCACACCAAAATCTCTGGCGGCTCAACTAGATGAACACCTCAATGAACTGCTGAAAGTCACTAGAGAAAAAGGTCTGGGCCTTCCGACTAAAGGTGAAGACATATCCCAAGCTAAAAAAGCTGAAGCCCCCACACCCAAGCCATCCAAAGAAGAGTTAGCCGAAGCGGAGAAGCGTCTGAAAGACTCCGGTATGGTCGGTGCTGTTAAAGACAGAACGCTGGGCACCAAGATGCGAGATGTTGTGAATGACCTCTTCACAGAGGGGCGCAATAACTCTTTTGTATCTGAATATGTAGACGTGCGAGAGCCTATCTCCAAGGCTGTGCAGGACTTGCCGGATAACGTAGGTGAGAAGCTTAGGAGTGACTATATCTACAGCGCCTATGAGCAACGGGGCAATGTCATCCAAGAGTCCTACCGTAAAGGCTTTGTCGCTATGGGTAGGGATGGCACGATTGAGGTTGTTAAGGACAACCAGCTTGCTTTGGCTGAAATCTTTAAGCGTGTCGGTGCCAAGAACCAAGAGCTTTTCAGTAATGTGTTGGTAGCGCTTCGCGTCAGGACTATTAGGGCTCAGGATGCTGAGATCAGAGCGCAGGCCAACAAACTGCTTAATATGGCTGAGGAGATGCAGGACTATGCCAGTACCCTGAAGGATGCGGCTAAGCGTAAGAAGTTCAACGCGGCGGCTAGAAACCTCACAAAGATAGCGGAGAAAAACCTAGAAAGAATTAACTGGGAAAAAGGCCGCACCAAGTTTACAGCGCAGGAAGTTAGAGATGCTGAGACTGTTATAGCAGGGCACCCAGAGCTTGCTCGTGAAGCCGAAAACGTCTATGCACTGCTGCGTAAGTCTGTTGATCTGTGGGAGAACGACGGGCTCGTAGATGCTGATAAAGCGAAGGAGTGGAAGGAATACCCCAACTACTTCCCGCTCTATGAGACAGCCGATTACGAGAAGCAGATGGCAGACCCTTCCAAGCATATTGATAGCTATGCTGCCATGATGGGTAAGAGCCCTAAGAACCTTCCTACTGTACACGCTCAAGAATGGCATGCACATCAGGTCTTTACAGAGAACAATCTACTGCGGCACATCTCCTTCTTTGCTTCTGCGGCGGCTGAGCATTCAGCACGTAAGAACACGGCCTATAACCTTGAGATGGTAGGTAAGGCTGAGCGCATCAAGAAAGGCACTGAGAAGAAGGGTGAGCTTGTCGTTAAATTCAGAGAGAATGGTAAGGACGTATTCTATAGAGTAGACGATGCTCCTGCGTACTATGCCATGCAGTCGGCCATGCCGTTGATGAGCCCTCTCCTGAAACGTATGCGTAGTGTCGGCAACTTCGCTCGTGTTGTGATGCTTATGAACCCATTATTCTGGTTCCGTCAGGCATTCCGTGAGCCTATTCAAGCGAGTCTTGTAGGTCGTGCAGGGGTCATCACTACGTTTGATACGCTACGTGCTGTTAGTGAGATAGCCGCTGGTAAGTCAAAAGGCTACGAGCGTCTGCGAGCCAAAGGTACCATTGGTCCGGTGGATATCATTCCTGACCCTGCTGAGTTTATTAAAGTAGCCCAGAACGGCAAGAGCATGGTATCTAAGGGTCTGACGGGTATAAAGCATATCCACGAAGCAATGGATGCTGCGACTCGTGTGGTGGTGTACGAAAAGGCTAAGGCTGACGCGCTCAGTAAGGGCTTCGATGAAGAGACGGCTGACGCTATCGGTGTGATGAAAGCACGAGAGATCATCAACTTCGCCAAACAAGGACGTAGCAAGATCATTCGAGCCGTCCGTGCGACTACTCCATTTTTCGGCGCAGCACTGAACAGTTTAGACGTTATGGCTCGTGCAGCATCACCTCGTAAGATAGGGCATCTGAGTAAAGCTGAGGCTATGGAGGCTAGGAGAAATTTTTACTCTACAGCATTCATGCTGGCTACGTTCTCTACGGCCTACGCTGCGGCTATGTCAGAGGATGAGGACTATCTGAAAGAACCTGATCGTATAGGTAATTGGTTGATTCCTATCGGGGGTGGTAATTTTATAAAAATCCCTATCCCGTTTGAAGCAGGGTGGTTTACCAAAGAATTGCCAGAACTTACGATGCTGCTCAACATGGGGGCTATCAATACACGCGAAGCGCTCACTGAGGCTAGAAAAGGGTTTGCGGCTAACGTGCTTCCTCCTATGCCGACGATGTATGCACTGCAACCTTTCTTGGAAATATTGGTTGACTATGACTTCTTCACTGAGTCTTCGCTTGAAGGCAGAGACTCCGAATTGGCGGTACGTGACAGAAATAGTAAAGCCAGCGAACTCTCTAAGCTAATTATCAACAAGATGGAAGATGCTGGCGTAAACATCTTCGGCATGTCCGCCAACCAGCTTGAGCATCTGAATAAGAAGTTCTTGGGTCAGCTATGGGCAGTGACCCGTACCGCCTCGGATGCTTACATAAACAGAGGGCGTGTTACCCCTGAGAAGGAATGGTATGAGATGCCCCTAATCAGTGGGGCCGTGACTTCAGGCACTAAGGATCGCGCTGTCGATCAGTTCTATACAGTGGCTAAAGAAGTATCGGAGGTCAATAAATCGTTTGAACGTGCCAAGTCCCATGCAGATGTAGAGCGCTTCAACCAGATCACGACCAATCCAGAGAATGTTAAAGCCCTCAAAGCTAGCAAATCTTTGCGAGATAAAAAAGCAGATATAGGTAAGTTGGCTACTGATATAGAGAAGATCAAACAGAGCCAACCGCCGAACTACGACAAGATGTCTGACAGAGAAAAGAAACAGGCGGCTAAGGATATGGCCGCTAAAATCAAGATGCTCAAAGACAGACAACGCCTTATTGCTAAGCTCGGAGTTGAGGAAGCGCGTAAGCTAGGGTTGGATATTTAGGCAAAAAGAAGCCCCTGCGGAGGGTCAGGGGCTGAGTTGGGAGAGTCCCAAGGAGCAATGAACAATGATGTGTTACGATAGCATGCCTAAAGAGGTGTGTCAATAGGATCGTCTGCTTTTGACAGCATATCGACATCGAACAGGTAGCACGGGACGGGGGCTGTGGAATAATTTGCCGTTGCTTCACCTAGATTCGTGGTTAGTTCTTCTATCAACGTGCCGGATGACGTGAGCCCTTTCATTACTTGTAGGGTAGGCATGCGCTTGGTATTCAGCCATCCTACAAAGTCGGAAACGGAGATATACAGGCGACGAGTCTGCACCTCATGCCGACCCTTGAGAGCGCCGATGACAGGCTTACTGACGGATTGATTCATTAGCGCATTATCCACGTCAGTCTGTCCACTCTGCACCACCAGAATCTGATGTATGAACTCATTCCAGTAACGGTTCACAGCGCTTGCATACGAGCTTCCCTCTTGAATCATTGAGGCTTTTTGTACCGCAGTACGAGTCTCGGTGAACAACTCTATGGCCCACTCCCATACAGGCTCAATGGGGATATTGATGATGCCCAGACGGTTAGCTATCTCTCCACCCGCAAAGGCTGCTGCCATACACCCAGAATAAAATCGCTCCTTGCCTTTTGAGTCCACTTCCGCATCAAATCTACGCCGTGTGTCTAGGAGCTTTTCACGCACATTCTCAATGTTAGGCACAACGTACTGCATATAGGGCTCACACGCTAACCCATAGTTGTTTGGCAGTAGTTGACCGAATAGCTCATCCGCCTCTGCTTTAGTGAGGAGGTCATCATTCTCTACGGGCACTTGCAGTATGCGGAGCATTTCGCCTTCGACAGATTCTTTGTATTGCTTCAGCACCCCATGCAGGCTGTTGTTACCAGAGGTCAGAAAAATCGTAGCCCATGTCGTGTCATTGGTGCGCTCCATGTTGTCATGAGTTCTTAGCCGGTTCTTGCCTCTGCCTGATGATAGGTCAAAACTAAAGCGGCTTACCGCTTCTGGCAGCATATTAGTCACTTCGTCTATACATGCCGGGATATTGTTTAGTACCCCCGCCCTATGCAGCTTGGCGTTCACCGTGTCGTTGTCGGTCAGCATACCCCGTATAGGATCACCCCAGATGCTGGTAACGGCTTTCTGCAATGTAGACTTACCCACGCCTGATGCTACGTTAGTCAGATGGACGATCATGCTCCCTTCACCGATGAACTTATACAACGGAGCACCGAACCCACAGAACAGAGCAAAGGCTCTAGCCTCATTTCCTTTACTAGCATAGGTGTTCACAACCTTCTGCCAGTTCTCTAGCTTGCCTACTTTTGCGTAAATCTCAGCGATTGATTGCGCTCCTTTGGTAATAGGGCTGTGGCCGATAGTGCCTGTGTCATTTACCTCTCTATTGCCAATAACAAACCGTGTGTCGTTGTCATGCCATCCGAACTGTTTACGGGCGTTTGCGGCTTTGCCGTCATCTTGCAGCTTCTTTGTCCATGCTCCGATATAGCGACGAAGTAACTCAAGCCGTTTGTTATTTGTGACTACATGCACTCCCTTGGCAGCAAGGATATCTCGTAGGGTGTCCATTTTATATAGATAGGCCAGCGGAGCCGTGACTTCAGATAACCCGTCATTCGGCAAACAAATACACAGCGTAGCATACTCCTGCTCTCCGTCTTTCGATCTATCCTTTACCCACAAGTCGCGTTCGTAGACCATGAACTCGTCAGGATCATCACCACTGTCAGGATTATCATTTTCTACACTGCCTCTATAAGCTACCCCGCCACCTTTCGGGCGTATCCAAGGAAAAGGGTAGTCAGTAGGAATTTCTACGGAGACAGTCTCGTTCAGCCCTTCATGCTTGACCTCAATGATGTGCTCTTCTGGTAGTGCCTCTTCTATCACTACACCCAAGGATATAGGCGATGTGATTTTGCCCTTGTGTATACAGGCGCTACAGAGTTGAGGATGATTGAGCTCCTTCCATTTCTCACAGGTGCGAGGTCCTTCTGCTCTACTCGCCTTGGCAAACCATTCATCAGGTTCAGTGCCGGGGTAATCCCTCGACACCATATCAATCCCTTCGACTCTATCAATACAGAACTGCGCGATGGATAGCGCAGCATGCCACATGGGTTCTTCTAGGGTTGCTCGATTAGATACACAATAGGCGATCTGTGGGCACCCAGCACTGCGTTCCACTTTTCTTTTTACCAGACGGTCAATCTTGGTGCCATCTGCCTGCTCTATCTGCTCAATAGTTTCTTCGACGCGCTCAATGGTATCAATGCTTTTTTTGTAGATTCTGCTAAATTTGAATGTGCGGCTTACCTGCATCAACTTCTCCATGACAGGATCGGCTGAGTGAACAGGAGAGTAAGCCTCGCGTGATACATACCCTACACAGGCTGAAAAATGCGCTAGGGTTATAGGGTCTGCGACTCGTTTAAGTACGACTTTCTTATGGTTGCTGTCGCGTTTTTTGTTCGTGGTGTTCGGGACTCGTAAGATTCGCGCTCCATCTGCCGTCACTACAGGATCGGCCTTTAGTTCTAATTCGTGAGTTTTGCGTTTGAATGCGTCAGCTACAGGCTTCCATGTGTTGTACTCTACAGCGGCGTTTAAGCTCCAATAGGCATGTACTCCGAAACCGGAATCGACCAGTGTGGGGAGCGGGAGTTTGATCGTGTCACAAAATTTCTGAAGAGCCTCAATAGCCTCCTTCTTGGTCAGGTAGCCGTTCTCCTTGCCGCAGTCTAGGTCAAGATAGAAGCTCTTGAGCGCTTGGATATTTTGTACGTTTTTTGGTTTGTCTTTGTTTTGGAATGTGGCACAGGCGAAGTAAACCTCTCTGCCTTCCTCATCCATTGAGGCTATTGTCCTTGCTATTTCTGGATCGCCTTGCTCGAAGTAGCGCACCTTTGGCATGGCTGAGCGATCACTCCTCAAACCTGTTAAGCAGAGCAGACCATCCTCGGCCAATACGGTGTTAAATAATGTTTCTGGTTCCATGCTCCCTGCCTACTAACGAAAGGGGCGGTGCAGAACACCGCCCATAAAAAGGATATCAACCTATCCAGTTATCAATCGTCAGTAGCCCATTCGTCAAGGATGTTTTCCACCGATTCGCTTTTGACCGGCGCAGTGTTTGTCTTCGACTTACGGACAGTGGGCTCCTCTTCAACGGCCTCAATCGCTACAGGCTCTTCTCTGAAGGGTGATACCTTGGGTGCCGTAGCTTCAGCGGTCTTGGCTAAATCCATCTGCGCTGGGTTGAATGCGATAGCAGACAAGGCTTCTGGGCTCTGACCCTTCTCAATAACCGCAGCAATTTCGGCATCAGTCAAAGATCGTGCAGCGCGGAAAAATAGCTTGGGAGACTCAGCGGATTCATCAAACCGCATCTCCGTCACGACACGAGTGATAGAGTAATTGAACCCCGCCAGATGCTTAACATACGCATCCAGTGCCATATCATCCTCGCCCTTTGCCTTACCAAATATAGACGTAGCTGGAAGCGTTAGCTGGTAGACATCGCTGTTTTCTACATTATTAGCTAGTACAACTGCCAGCCTACGGCTGAAGCGACAAGCGCGACCCTTACCGTTGGTGCCAGACCCAGCGATGTTCTTTGGGCAACTATCACAGGTCTTACCTTGAGGAGCAGGAGCTTTAGGATCAGGACGCCTGCCATCATTCGACCAGCAATCGGGTAGACCTACTGCGTTAGGATCAAAGGTCTTGGCATAGAAGGTACGGCTCACATCAGGAGCCGCGTTGACGACTACTACATCCATCTCGGGCTTGGGGCTCCGTGCCGTCTCTTGTCCATTGACGATCATACGGAACTTACTACCCCGCAGAGAAATGCGCTTGTAGTTACCACCATTACCCAGCAGTTTTTTGGTTACATCGTCCAGACCTTGAGCGCTAGAAACAACAGAAGTCTGGTCACGGAAAAGCGTTACATTAGACATGATATTTACCTATTAAAGTTTTTTGGAAGGGCGGCGTACAGTAACGGAGTACGCACGGTCAGTATTCATACCCATTGGGAACACATCGGGATGATCCTCTAGGAAGTCCCGCATAGCCCCGTTGCTGATTCTCTTCTCAAGCAGGTATGGTGCTTGATGAGCATTGATGAACTGATACAAAGAGTCCCAGTCCGTCGTATAGTATTTAGTTGCTACACTCCTTATGATTGTCCCATGATTTGTTTTTATGCTTCCAGCACCTAGCTCTTCACAGAGCCTGTTCATCTCGGCTTGTAGCTCCTCCATTTTACCTTTCAGGACCGCTTCCTTCTCTTCGTTCTCTTTTTTCAAAGCGTAGTACGTGTCCCGCAGGTTCAAGAAAGCAGCAGCCAAGCTGTCCGCTGATAATTTTTCAGTCTCCATAATATCCTCGCGTAGTGTTGCGTGATTGCGTATCGACATCTCCCACATAACGTGTGGGGCCAGACATATTATACCAAGAATCAAAGGGTTACGTCAAATATCACCTCCCAAAAAGTTTTTATACATGGACAACAAGTTGTTCTGTGCCAGTGTACGATCTTCCAGCGCCTTATACAACTGCTTCTCTACCCCGCTGCTGCAAAGGTGGACGACCAAACAAGGATTCCTCTGTCCTGCTCTGTGGACTCGGGCATTGGCTTGCAGGTACGTCTCCGCGCTAGTCGTGGGGGAGAACCATATTACAGTATTTGCTGCCGTAAGTGTAACCCCATGCGCTGCTGCTTGTGGCTGAATGATAAGAACATGAGGCTCTGTGCTCTCTTGGAATTTTTTGAAAATCTCCGTTCTTCTCTTTGGGCTCACGCCACCATGAATGGCATCGCTAGAGACTCCGTGTTTCTTTAGAAACTCTCCTACGATGTCTATCGAATGCCGGAAAGCACAGAAGATCAGTGTCTTGTGAGAAGCCTGCTGTACAACATTTAGCATCTCGTTCAGCTTGTTGGAGGCATCGAACTGCACTGTCTCCCCCGTGTCAGCATAGACTGCTCCGCTTGAAATCTGTAATAGCTTACCCAACTGTACTGCGGCATTGACTGCGGAGACTTCCTCTCCCGCCGCTTGTATTAGCATATCCTTACGTAGCTTCTTGTAGTATTTCTCCTGTTGTGGAGTCATTGGTACTTCGTAGGTTGTATACAACTGCTCTGGTAGGTCTAGGCACTCCTCTGTTGTATATCGAATCGCCGGTTGGAGTACGCTGTGTACGATCTCCTGAGCATCAGGCTTTGGAATCCATTTGAACTGATTGATCTTTATCATCACCTTGTCTCTGAACGCACCCGCATAGGATGGCACAGCGCTAGGGTTCACAATCTTTGCCTGCCCGTATGCGTCCTCTGGCGACTGCGCTGCTGGAGTACCTGTCATGAGCCACACCCATGTGTCAGCCCCAATCAGAGAGTTAAAGGCTTTCCATCGTCTTGTCTTGGCATTCTTCAGGTAGCTCGACTCATCGGCAATAATCAGATCGAACCCGCCTACCACTAGCTCGTCTCGCACCACTTCAACCCCGTCATAGTTGATGATGACAAAATCGTAGTTGCCCTTAATTACCTGAATGCGCTGGTCTCTGGAGCCGTGAGCGATGCCTACTCTTCGGTGCATAACCGTCTTGAACAGATCAGAGCGCCATGCACAGTCCATGATAGACAGAGGGCATACGACCAACACTCTGCGAATCGCCCCCATACTTAGCAGATAGTCAGCCGCCCACGCTGCCGCATTCGTTTTCCCACTGCCCATAGCGTTTAAGCAAAAGGCCCGCTTGTGAATCGTCAAAAATGCCGCTGTGTCTTTCTGATGAGCAAACGGGCGGTACATCCCCGGCCATTGGTAGTGCCCCAGTATAGGCGACAGAGGTTTCTTGAAACCAAGATTCTTGAGGATGACAGCATTTCCAAGGTCCCAATGGACCAATACTTCTGAGATACCTTCTTGCTCTCCGACCACCTTAGACTTCTGAATCACTTGTGTAATCTTGTCAGGATTACGTGTACGCACCAAGAGGGCGTTGTTATGCACAATTTCCATATTCCCTTATCCACCGCTTGAGGAGCGGCAACCTGTTAAAATCGAGACAGTTAGAGGATGTCGTAAGCGTCTTCTATGTCCACTGTTGGCTTAAGCAACTCTAGCAAATCCATCTTGTGTATCTCAGGATCATGCACCCAATTCCGTGCCGTTTTATAGCAGTGCTTGCGCTCTCGCTTGGCTACAGCAAACGTAAAGTTTATGAACTGCTCTATATACCGCTCTACTACGTCATGAGGGAGCCCAGAGTTTGCAGCTATCTGCCTAACGGCTGTTGGTGTAACTCTCATTTTTTCTTTTTGGGTGCGTCATAAGTCGCCGCTGGCTTGTGATTGCTGGAACGCTTGAAGCTACGGTTTTCAGAAGGAGATGCTAGGAAAAAACCATCCTCATTACCCCCGCCTTTCGAGAGGTTCTTCTTATGAGCGATGTCCTTACCTTTGCGGTTTACCCCCTCCTTGTCCAGCTTCCTACGTAGTGTCTGACGGGCCAGCTTAGCCTTCAGCACACCCCCATCTTTCTCTTGGCGGGCTTTCTCATTTTCCCAGTCTTTCTTCCAGTTTCTTTTCTTTTCGGCCATTAGAGTGATCCATTATGAGGGCATTGAGTACGGCACCACTTAGCACAGAGTCCGTTAGGTTTAGGGTTCCAGATATTGTGAGTATAAGCCATTTCTCTTTGCGTCAACAGCCCATGCAGGTCAGCAAAAATCTCGAATGCCTTATCACGAGTGTATTCTGACTTGATGAAATCGCCAGACACAACGAACAGCAGGCCCGCCTTGACCCGTTCTAAATCAGGGTACTTGGCAAACAAACACGCTGCCATCAATGCTAACTGCCGTGGGTCTGCATACCGTGCATTCTTATTGGTCTTGTAGTCTACAAGCCATCCCTTGGGTCCATCGACAATAACAAGGTCAGCAACACCGCGAAACCAAACATCTCTATCTTTGAAACCACAAGCAACAAATCTTCCATCTTCTTTTTTCAACCCTACCTGCAACTCACATATCTTTTCGCCGGGGATATTGTTCAGCTTTTCCAAGTAAGGAAGCACAAACCCAAACCGGGGAGGGATAGGTTTGCCATCCCTCATAAACTCTTCACACGCCAGATGAAGCTCCTTGCCGTAGATCGTGGCATCGCTGTCTGTGTACTTTACTTCCTTGGTAACTCTCTCGCTCTCGTACTTGCGATGGCAGGTGTCGAAGAGCTTGATGCTGCTGTAGCTCCATGCTGGCGGTGCTTTACTCATTGAGCAAATGCCCCGTTGTCTTTTTCCTCGTAGATAGCCTCTGCACAGGCTATGAGCATTTTTCCGTACAGCCTAGCTCTATCTGCGGTCATCGTTAGGTGTGTTGTCTTGTATCCGTTTTCGCTGAGGTTGAGCATAACAGACAGCCCTTCAACAGCGTCATCATAAATACCGATAGATATTCCAACAGGTTCTTTACTCATTTTATCCTGCTTCTTTCAAATTTACTCCTATGCTGCCTTCTGCAGCGAGTGGTATGCCCGGTGCCCACTCAGGAGCGCGTGTTAGTTCTTGCATCATAAAGTCATAGACCCCTTGCGCCTCATCCTGAGGCACTACGCAGTAGCAGCTATCGTGAACAGTCAGGGCTATGGGGTGCTTTCTGTTTATCCTAGCCATCGCTTCTCCAATGACGCAACGTGCCAAAGCCTGAGTCGTCTGCTGATAGCATTTGCCGCCGTGAGTATGGACAACCCCTTTTCTCGTGCCGTATACCCATTGTTTCCGGCCTTGCTCATCTTCGGTCGTTCTCAAATCAGGATACGTCATGAACAACCCTGACGGTAGCTTTATACCACGCCGCCCTGCGACTTGCAACTTTAGCTTGCCTAATCCGATCTCAATCCCTTCGTTGTTGATGACGGCATCGAGCGCTTTCCCTGCGTCATACCAAGCAGCTTTAACTCTAGGATTCTCCTGCCGGTATAGGTTTACAACACGCTTAGCCTCTGCCTCTCCTATGTCAGTGCCAGATAACTGTTTTATAGAAGCTCTTAGTTTCCCTGCTCCAACACTATATATCAACGATAAAACCGACACCTTCCCGATAAACCTTTGAGGAGTCGTAACATCCTCATAAGCCACATTAAACACTTTAGATGCAAAGTCCTTATACAAATCAAGCCCATCACCCAGCATATTTAACTTGTCCATCTGCCCAGCATAGTATAAACCCACACGTAGCTCAATGTTGCTCAAGTCAAGCCCGACAATGCTGTACCCCATAGGAGCGATGATAGCTTTCTTTAGCTTCGACCCTCTTGGTATGTTCTGAAGGTTGATGGAATCTACCGCACTCCAGCGCCCAGTGATAGCCCCGTAGTATTTCAGCGGTACAGGCAATGCTCCACCTGCCTCATGGATTCTTATGAATCTCTCGGTTCTCGTTTCTTCGATGGTGCTCCGAATCCCTAGCCTAGCGGCTACAATCGCTTGGACTCTTTCATCTTCATGCTCTAACAACGCCTTGAACGCTTCATCACTCTTGGCGAAAGCATAGGTTTCCTTACCTGTTGTTGGGCTTATTTTAGTCGGAGGCTCCACACCAAAATTCTTTAAGACCTCAGCCAGCTTGGGGTTGCTCATCAGGTCATCTTTTACGATGCCGCACTCGTCCAGTAGCTGCTCCTTTCTTTGCCTTACATTTTGCAGATGCTCCTCAAGAATGCCTCTGTCTAGCTCGAACTGCGGCATGGTGTGCATCTTGATCGTCATGTCGATCAACGCGATCTCGGTCTTGTCAAAAGATGAAGCTAGTTGTCGAAACAGATCGTAAGTAAGGGCGACATCGTTTTTGCAATACTCCCCATACCGAGCCAATTCCGCTTCGCTAAAGTCTGCCCTACGCTTGCCCATAGCATCGACCACTTCAGTACCCTTCACCCCTAGGTTGTAGCGTTCAGCCAACTTAGCTAGCGAACCTCCAGCATCCACGCCATGTACAGCACGAGCCATTGACAGTGTGCAAAGCAGAAGTTTGGGGTATATTCCGAATTTCCACGCTAAGATCGTGGCATCAAATAGAGCATTATGCATCAGAGCAAAGGAGCTCTCCCAATCAAACTGCTTCAGCCAGTCTTTAGTCTCCTCATGAGTGCCGCTAAACCATTGTGGCTCTTCGCTATTTTTCTTTACTGATACACCGATTACCTCAAACCTCTCATCGTCAATGTAGCTCTGAGTAGTTGTGTCTTTCTTGGATAGGGAATAGTCTTTACTCCACGCCGTTTCAAAGTCAATCGAATATACGTCCATCACATTCTCTTCCTTACTTCTTCTTGCAGTAGTGTTTTCAATTCTCCAATGTTCTCCTCATTTATAATGAGCCCTATCCCACCAGCGTCCCTTATTCTTCGCAACTCTCTGTCCTGAAGGGCGGTCGTCTTGCCCTTTCCTGCCTTTGCTTCGATACCGAAAAAAATGCCATGTAGACATCCGACGATATCGGGTACACCATTCTGTGAGTAGGCACCGCCAATAGGGGAGAAACTGTAGCATTGTAAATCCTTTAGTATGTTCTTAATTTGGGCCTTGACCTTGGCTTCAGGTGTCATATTTTTTCCCCATCAGCACATTCCACGACTCAGGAAAAAGCTCGTCCATTATCAAACTGATTCTCTCCGCTACATCGCGGGTTTCCTTCTGGGCATGAGGGTCGAGGCGCAGGTTACACACCCTAGCGAAGAAATACAGGCTCCCTGTCCACACCCATGAAGTCTCGCTGCACACTGGCAATATCGCCCGCGCTTGTTCAGCGCATACACCCATCAGCAGTAAATCCTCGTACAGCAGCCTAGTCCTTTTAGCCCAGTTGTCTATCTGCTCTTGCATAGAGGGGTCTATAACAACCAACTCATCACTACTCCCCTGCTTCACATTACTTGCAGCTTTTCTCCATCTGGTCGGGGTATCAAAGACTGGCGTGTACTTTACATATCTTCTGCTAACTTCGTTCTCTGTACCACCTACCTTGTGCTTATAGAGTTGTGACCTGACGTACAGCGGGGCCGTGATGCGAAGGGAGATTTGAGGATGGCTGAAGGGGGTCCAGTGATTGTTCTCAGCTAGATAACGCAGAAGTTTTGCATCTTTGTTGTTCAGCACAGTTTTGGTTGTGCCGTCTGCGTCTTTCATCATGTCCCATTCTGATTTCTTATCGAATGACACTCGTGCGTTATTCACTACAGACAGATCGCTTCCCATATATTCAAGCAGTTCTACATTCATATGCTTACTTCCTATAATATCTCTGGGTTTGCTTCCTTTATTAAGCGCAGTAGCGCTTCTAGGTAATCTGCATGCCTTTGCCGGAAGCTCTCTTTAGTTTTAGCATGCCCAAAAAAACGAGCAGAAGGCGTTTCTTGTATACGCAAAGTATCATAGTGATATGTCTTTGCTATATCATTTGCTATTCTAGCTATAAAGACAGGAGCGCAATACTCGCATAAGGCAAGTCTATTTCTTCCACTATACCATATCCAATCTTTATTCACAGATGGTTCTTCTCCGCAAACGAAGCATTCTGTACCTAATACTTCCGCGTATTCTGCGTTACCTTTGTATAGAGTCATCTCATTCTCCTAGTGGACCATTATGGTTTCTTCGTCGATGTGCTCTGCTCTCCATGCAGCGATGTCTACAGCATTGTTTACTTCGTGGGAGTTTCTACATTTCGCCACAAAAGAATCGCTCTCCACCATGATGTACAGGGTATCGCCTTCATTATCGTAGACGGGTGCAATCAATACCTCGCCTGTGAGTACAAACCTCCATCGCTTAGCATCCTTATCCTCTTCAGCCATAGCGTTCTCGTATCCTTGTCTTTTGCTCTGGGGTAAGCTTCGGTAACGGGCACCAAGCCACTACCAGTGGGTCCGTCTTATCGTAGGTTCCAGCATATCCATTGCCGTACTTTGTTATGAGCCAAATCTTTGTAGCTAGAGGAGGCTTTTCATCTTCAATCAGCCTTGGTATAGGGCCAAGCTCTGCAAGATATTTAGGTGGCTCCATCTTTTTCGATCTCTGCTGGCTCTGGGTTCAGCGTCTTTCGCATGGTGTCCACACAGGTAGCGCAGATGTTGGCATTCAACCCATTCACCAAGAAGCTACCGAATGCCTTCGACTTTGGTACACCGCAGAAGGAACAGGAAATCTCCGGGGTGGGTGTATTCTCACCCGCATCAAATTCAATTATTTCTGCTGTCATTGTCTTGCTCTTCTTCCTCGTAATACCCGCCATCAAAGAATGCCTCGTCATTCAATGACCACCAGATGAACCGCCCAGCAAAATATGCCAGCAATCCCACGCCTACTGCAATCGCCCACTCAATCATTTCTTTCCCTCTTTTGGTACTAAATAGATACGTCCCGTCTTAGGACACCCATAAAACTGCACAGTCCTGTACTGCTCGATCTTGTGCTGCTCTCCGCAGACTTTACATGTGGTTGTCTTGGGGGGTGTCATCTTTCTGTATTCCATGTTCCTTCTCAATCAACCTAGCAAACCGTTTAGGGTGACTCTCTGCTTCTTCCCACAACTCCGCCAGACGCACCACAGGTAAAGGTGTTTTCGCCCAGTACAAAGGACGATGCCCCGGCATGGCGACTTCTCTAAACACACCAAAAGCATTGACCCAATACGCAGGGCTTGCATCTTTCCTTCGCTCAAGGGAGCTCATTGATTCCCCCCACTGCGGCTTTTACCGCTTCGTTCCAGTAAGCTCTTACCGCTTCTATTATTCTCCTACTAATCTTAGCGGTTGCGTTACTCATGCTTCACCCCCATCTTCAGGCGGAAATCCCCCAATTTGCCTAGCCCATGCGTTAAGGTCATCTATTGCTTCCTGTCTTTCCTCTGGCGGCATAGCCGCTACGTCAGCATTAAATTTGTCGGCAATCTCCTTGCACCGAGCTAGCCATTCATCCTTTGTTAGTATTCCGCTGCTCATTCTTCGTCCCCCATCTTCTTAAGTCCTTGCACGATGTGCAGGGCCAGCGTCATCAGGTCGTCGATAGACTGTGTTTTGTCAACCGCACAGGAATGCTCAGCCTCGATAGCCTGTAGCGTGTCACACCCAGAGCAAGAACCGTAATCGACTTTGACGTAGTAATAGTCGTATGGTTGATAGCCTTTCGTTCCGATCACATAGACCAATGTACCTTGGTAATCCCCATCGTCGATCTCATGGATACGCTCTGGGTCAATATCATGGGCGGTGTACTCTTTAGCTGTGATGATCTCCACCACCGCCTTTACAATGTCCTTATATTCATGGGGGAAATCTGCTTCAATCTTAGCCCGAAGCGTGTCCTTGTTCTGCATAAACCGATCTACGAAATCCTTAATCATTCTCCCACCTCCACGATATTTTCTTTCTTAATACACAAGCGTTCACTACGAGAGGTCTTACCTGCCATCGTGGAATACTTGCTCGGCACTCCGCCTTTCGCTATACACTCTTGCGTGAATTTATTCTCCTGTTCCATCGTTGCTGGAATGAGAGATAGCAATACCACAAGGAAAATGACACTCACGATAGTGGCGCCCCACAAAACGTATTCTATAAAGCTCATTCTTTCCATCTTCTTAATCCCTTGCTGGCTCGGGGGGATTGTTTTGTTCTGCCAAGCATTTGCGCATCAGTTGTCTTAATTCCTGAACGCTCAAGCTTCCTTCCTCCAGCGCCTGCAACGCGGTTCTGGCTATAGCCACCATCAAGGGTATCACTCTATCAACTGCGTCCCACTCGTCTTCTTCAGTATCTTCTAGTGCAGCTATTTTTTCCAACGCCTCAACCAACCCATCAACGATATCTGCGCGTATATAGGGTTCCCCTACATCCTTAAACTCTCTACACAAAACGGTAGGCCAGCAACCCTCTTCGCACTCAACCCAAATCTTCTTCGGTTCTCGTTGCTTCATTATTCTTCCTCCACCCTTCTATACTCAACACATTCAGCTTCCCCCTGCATTATTGCCATCGCTTTCATCCACGCTGCGTAGGCTTCACCTGCGTCTGTGATGCGCTGACCTAGGAATACCATTCCATCTTTGTCCAGCCTCATGATTTCTTCGTTCTGTGGCTGGAATATGACGAAACTGTGGGGTGCTATATCAGCGCTGGAAAAAATGCCAGCCGGTAGGTCTTCATTTTTCACGATCAATTTAGTGTCCATTGCTTTCTCCATGTAAGGCCCGCGTCGTTCGCGGGGTTCTTTATCTACGCCTATCGCGGTTGTGTGCTGTGCCTTCGCCGTAGCCATATCCTCGACCGTCGTCGTAGCCATATCCGTCACCGCCGTTGCTATACTGGTAGGCGTATCCGTTGCCGTGGCCGTTGCCGCTCCTGTTGCCGTAGCCGTAGCCGTAGCCGTCGCCGTCCCAGTAACCGTCAACGCCGTCGTGGTTTTTCTGGTAGTCAGCGCCCATCCAGTAGCCGTAATTGAAACCGTCACCGATGCCGTAACCGTCATTGAAACTGGGGCCGTGGAGACTGCCTTCATTGAAACCGTGGCCGTCGCCGATGCCGAAGCCGTCGCCGAAGCCGTTGCCTATCAGTTTCATAGGCCCCAATCCTTATGAACTGGAACGCAGAAAATCTCCGATATTTCCGGCAGTTCAACATCCTCGCAAGGGCGTATGTCAGCATGTGATGTATCTTTGACCATTCCGGCGAAACCTACTGAGTGCCACTTGAATACCCAAACAGCACGAGTGAGATAGATTCGTCCATTCTTGCGCTCTACATCTCCAGCGAAAATCCATCCCCTATCTACGACGATTACAGCTCGATTACCTTCATGCTTTTTTACGGGTGCATATTCAATGCCGTCGATTGTTATAGTGTCCATTGCTTTTCCGTTTGTTTTATGACCAGATTAGGAGCCCCGGTAGATTTTGATCGAACTCCCCATACCCAACGGGTATGAAAAATAAGGACCGGGGCATAAAAGGGTGGGTGCTGAAGTCGTTTGTTGAACCCCTGTTAAAAGGATTTACAACAGCACCCATAAACTTAGGCTATCTTCCAAACTCCAATGGAGCCATCATCTAACATTCTTGCAATCAGCTTGCTCGGCGTTACCGAGCGTTTTTTGTATCCCGTAATGGATGCTCGTACAGAGGCTAACCCCTTGGCAGGTACGGCATCGGAGGGGATCACGAAGGCTTGCCCCACTTCCATTTCAGCGAATGGATACTTGCTCTTTCTTGTGCGCTCTGGAAGGGGAAGGTCATCAAGAATTGTGTACATTGTACTCCTCTTTTCGGTTTTGACTACAGGTTTTGCGGAAACATCTTCATTTAGTTGAGACAGGAAGTCTCTTGCGCTCATTGTTGGCATCGTTACACCACATCTTTTACAAAAATACCGTTGACCATTCGCCCCTCTCTTTTCCTAATCACTTCGTAGGCTTCTGAAAGGCAATCTACCAAATCGGTCTTGAGCAGGTCGGCTAGGATAATCAACGTCACCAGCACATCACCAAAGGCATCGTTGATCTCATCCACATCCCCCACTGCGACACCATCAGCCAACTCCCCGGCCTCTGATATAAACTTCAGGCACTGCGTCTTGGGGTCAGACTTCTGTAAAATGCCCTTGGCCTCGGCCCAGTCGAGCACCTGGCTCTCTAACACATCATATTCACTCATTGCTCTTCTCCTGTTTATAACAACTCATCATCTACGAGCATGGGGATCGCAATGTCCCGCTCCATCTGCTCATCCTCTGGACCCATCTCAATGAAGGTCGGCTCTCCTTTTTCTGGAAAAATAACGTAGCCATTCCCTGATTTTGTCACTGACGTTATCTCATTTTTTCTCAAGTCGATGATGTTGAACCCGCTCCCTGATGGCTGAACATCAACGATCCCGTCTGGACGATACACCATAAAAGCTGAAGCTAGTTGTCCGTAGACAGACAATGCTAACAAACACAGTCCAAATAAAGTCTTCACAGTAGCACCTCACCTTTGATATTAAGTAGTTTAAGTAAGCCCTTCAGGACACTCTGCCTTCCAGCATTGTACGCATCCCTATGGCTGTGGAACATCGCATCGTTGTACCCACGAGTGTAAGCCTCCTGATAGTTGAAGGGTATTTTCTCTGTGCCTAATTCTTCTTTCAGTTTGTTTAGATCGGACGGTGCGTTGTCCTTCTCTTCTTTCTTAGCTATGCGTTCTTCGGCTTTCGCTTTAACGATCCCGTTGTTCTTGCCTCGGCTGTGGTATGCAAGAGTGTTCTGGTCAGGTAGCTTCCCTGTCAGATAGTAACGCGGCACTCCAAGATGATCGTTCTCAATGCCAAGATAGCCCATACTCACCTGATTGTTTATGCTTTTTCTTAGCTGCTCTCTTGTCACTGTACCCAACCGCTCTAGTATCTCCTGCCTAGTCAGCTTGTCTGAAGACCTGTTAAGCACGTCCCTTGTGCGCTCGGAAATGGTTGGCGCAGCTTCTACTTTTTTCTTTGCTCGTGTACTCATTCTTCTATCCTCATATTGCACTCGTCTGTGTCCTTGTCAATTAAAGTCGTTGTGTAGGAGATTCTTCTCTCTATCCCATCTGTCACCTGTCTATCCGCTTCGATCTGCGTATGTCTGCGGCATTGCTCCTTCTTGCTGCATCCTGCTCCATAGCATCTAGCCATGTCGTAAGGTAGAAAGCGGAAGTTTCTCGTAACCATAGTGATCGCGCCCTTGGGGTTTTCTGTTTGGATGGTATCGCTCTGCTTTGATTAGCCAGCCTAGCTTGGCTGTCACCTTGTAAAAGATGTTGCGATTTTTAGACGGTCTAAAAATCTGATTTTCCTGCAAGTTCTTCTTTAGAAAATACTTTGTCATTGGTTGGTCCTCCATTTTCATGCCACTCAATACATGCCTGCCACCCCGCATAGAAAGCCTCGAACCTATTGGGTACTCTGTTCAAGTCTTTCATAGCATCGGCTCTCCACTCATCAAACGCTGCGGTGAGTTCATCCCTACTCATTTGTTTACTGTCCTTTCCATGCGTATGCACACTTGTTCTCCATCTTCTACATCATACTCAGCACAGGCCCAGTTGCGCTTGTCATAGGTGCCTGACTTTTGCTCCACTGGTATTAGGTACAAAGCTATACCGAGCACAGCCATCCATAGCACATAGCCCCATTTATTTGTTGTCATTGGGTAAGTGTCCTTTGATAGTTAAATAATATATCTTGCCCGGTAAGTCGGGTTTAAGCCCTATCCCTTGTATCTCATTACCAACCCCCGCTATGTCTAGCAGGGCCATCGAGGACTGCATCCAGTCGGGTATATCCTTAGTAGATGTTTTTACAGCATCATTGAAATTATAAAGGAGGTATCTGTCTTCTAAGGACTCTACCCGTATCCTAGCTGCTCTCATAGCTCCATAGTCAGGCTCGTTCCAATGGGGGCGGATAGCCCTTTTGTTGTTATTGCCCATAGTGTTGGATGCTCTATAGTTTCCGGGAAAGGTGTGTAGCCATCTGTTAGTACGATAATTGCTTCTGGTTTAAGATTGTTTTTCTGCACGTACTTGAATATCTCACGCATGTCTGTGCCACCGCCACCATGCAACTCTGTAATAGCCCCTAGCTGGTCTAGGGAACCTTGGTCGAAGACCTTGTGTGATTGTATGGTAGCGTCACACTCAAGCAAATGCAACAGTTCAGGAGAAACATTTTGACAGATGCCCACCACCTCGGATAGAAACGCTGACACCATCGGCCCCGACACACTACCACTTGTGTCCACACCTATCACCAAAGCACCCATAGACTCAGAGATGGATGACGGCATATACATATCCTCACCCAGCCATCTGCGGTTCGGCCTGCGCCATGTAGAGTCATCATGCCCCTGAGATACAGTACTCATGAACTCCTGCAACTGCTCACGCCAGTCGATCTTGGGGGCAGTCAACTCGCCTATCACACGGCTCTCGTCGCCACCCATCTTGCCAGCCATGAGCGCACCTTGACGTATGGCCTGCTCTACCTCTTTACCTAGTTGGGCCTTGTCCTCCTCAGATAGCTGGTCGAACTCATGCTCATCGAAGCCGCCCTCACCACCATCCTCACCCTCTTCCTTGAGCCTGCGATACACCTCACCTGTATCCATACCTCTGAAGTCCTTACGGTACAGCCCACTCTGGGGCAGAGCGATGAAGCCGGGATGCTCCTTCTCTAAGTCCTTGATCTCTACGTTGATGACGTAATCAGCCGCCATGTTTGCCAGCTTGGGGTTCTCCTTCCATAGATGCTTCCACAACCACGCATGTTGGTAAGCCTTGTGTAAGTTCTCATGCAGCACCACCCCAGCCAGCTCCTGCTCTGATAAGCCCTCAACGAAAGCCCTGCCGTACATCACATCACGACCATTGGTACACGCGGTAGGTATTGTGTCCGTTATCTTTGAATCCCCCACCATAATCAAACCAGAGAAAGCCATCGTTGCCTTGTGTCCCATGAGCCTGACGTGGGACTTCTGTATGCGTTGCTCTGCTGTTAAGTTCATTGCTTCTCTCCTATAAGCTAACAATTTATGACGTAGCCTTTCCTAAAATACCGTACATAGGATTTCCATACGGATAACTGGGTCCATCCTCCTAACCCATCCACAAAAACCCCTTCGTCTAGGAGGTCAATCATGTAAAGCGCGTGCTGTTGTTCTTTAGACAGCCTGTCTACGTATCTAGGCCTAGCACAGATTACTAGGTTGGTTAGAAACTGTTTGCGCAGCGTTCCCTCTGGATAATACATGGTGTTTTTCCATATCTTTATAGACCTTTTATCTCTCTCCATCGCTCACTTCCTCAATAAAGCAAAGTCCTTGGGGTCCATGATCGGCGCACCTGCTTGTCTATTTCTAATCGCGTCACTCCACACCATGTAGTCAGAATCTGTCATACCCTCGCAGTCATAGTCGGGGGCCTTGGCTATCTCTACTGGCCCCATTTCCCAAGAACGTATGCAATACACACTCGGGTTGCCCTGCCCACAATAGACAGAATCTACCTTTACCGCATGTTCAGCGAGTAGTGCCTGAACCTTATGCGCTACGTCCAACGGCATGGTCAGCGTGGTATAGCTGAACGTCATCGAACCATATACTTCTTTCTTGCTTTTCATTGTCATCTCCTTTTTTAGACCGTCTAAAAATCAACAATCCAGTATGTAAACCGAGCCCTTATGCCCGCTCATTCTGCATCCAATACTCTCAATAAAATGCCCGGGTTCTGCTATACGAATTAGGTTGATAGCGTTCTGTTGACGCTTGGTCAGCTCGTCCACGTATTGCCCTCTGGCTTGGTAGTATTTAACTAGAAGGTGTCCGTGTGCGATATCGTAAGCGTCCCTTAATCTGTTCCTTTCTTCTGCCGTTGCTTTGTACACTACCAATCTCTCTCGCTCCATATCACACCTCAAGAAAAGAGGAAGCTATTTTTCGCAGCCCACGCGCTAAACTCTGTGTTAGTCGTAGCTATGCCTAATTTTTGAGAGCGCATGATGCTTCTGGCGAACAGGGCTTGGGCTTCTTTGCTCAGCCTATTTATATAGGTGAACGCTCTGTCGAAGTCTTCCCGCTCGACTCTTTGAATCACCTTGGATATGACCATGCACGATGCTGCTGCACCCTTGGGGACCTTGGCTACATCTGGGTTCTTAATCACTTGTTCCCATGTGGGTAGCTCCTCATCGAGCTTGACCAGCGTCAGTATATCCATCGCTGCGGCTTCGCCTACTGTACCCATCAGTGCATGAATGCGTACCTCGTCCGACAGATGCTCCGTACTCTTTAGTATATCCGATGCTTTCTCCAACGATCTTGGAGTGACACACGCCGTCCTCGGCTGCTTAGGATGATTGATATAGTGATTAGAGTTGGGGTCTTCTACTTCCTCAAAGCTCTGAAACATGGCGGGGAACTCAATCGCTGCGCCTAGTATAACTGGATGCACCCCGGCATTAAGAGCGTAACCTTCTACCCATTCCATCGCCGTTGGTTTGCGTATCTTGGCTTGGCACAGTCGGTTCCTAGCATGGGGTGGTATGCTGTCCCCAAGACCTTCGATTGAGAGGTTGGTCGTAGCAAACACCATACTACCCTCGGGCAAGGCATACTCTCCGATCTTGCGCTCCAACATAATCCTAAGCAGCGCATTCAGCACAGACTTGCTGGCTTTACCTAGCTCGTCCAACATGAGAATGATCGGCTGACCCAAGTGAACACCCAGCGCCTCGTTGGGTACGAACGACACTACCTCCTTACCCTCAATAGTCCTAAACTTCGGCATCTGTAAGTCACCCAAGTCGAGCATCTGTGCCTCAAGGTATACCGGCTTATGGTCAGGGTACCTCCCTGCCAGCGTCTTCAGCATCGAACTCTTGCCTATCCCGAGCTCCCCCGTAAACAGGCACGTCACCTTATCCCCCACCGCAGCAATTAAATCCGTAGCCTGTGCCAGTGTAAGGGAACCGTATGTTTTGTTGATCTTGCTCATTATAGCTCTCCTTTTATTACTGCCGTTAAATTGTTTAGTGTGTACCTAGCTCCATCTGGTGTATGGGTAACACCCGCGTCATTGAGAAGCCCTAGCATCCTAGCCGCTGCCACGCTAGCTTTTCTCCTCTTTGCTATACACTGCATCATCAGTAGGTATAGGGCTTCGTCATTTAGTATCCATGAACACACATTATCCTCCGTCCACCCTGCTGGATTTCTCATTGCTCTTCTCCAAATATTAGACGCCTAAAAATTCAACTGGAATTTGCTCAAAAGATCATCCAAGTCCTGCTTCACCATCTCTCTCGCACCTGTGTCCTTGCGCAAGTCCTTCACATCCAAGCCCAGTACAATGCCGCGTAGCTCCTTACGCAGGTCGTCAATCTCCTGATCTTTGGTGAGGTTCAATCCATTTATAGCGTCACATAACTCAACACACGTCTCAAGCGTCGTCTCATGCACTCGTCCTTTCTTACCATCCGGCTCAGTGCGTAG